TGCTGTTGCTTTAAAATGTATTGCTGCTAATCAAAGACTAAATCCCGATTACACAACTGTGTGGGTTGCTGCAGAGCAATGGGTTCCCGAATACGCAGAAATGTGCGGGGTTGATGCAAGTCGCGTTATTGTTATTGAGACAAACATTATGGAAGAGGCGTATCAAGCAGTAATTGATTTTGCTGAATCCAAATCAGTAGATGCAATAGTTATTGATTCCCTCCCAGCACTATCTCCATTACCTGAAATGGAAAAAAACATGGACGAAATGACTGTCGGTAGAGGTGCTTTGCTAACAAACAAGTTTTTTAGAGTTGTTGGTTCTGCCATGAAAAGAAGTTTAGTTGAAGACGAAAGAGCCGTATTAGGTTTAATTATCAATCAATACCGTATGAAAATTGGCGTAATGCATGGTGACCCACGCACTACCCCTGGTGGAGAAGGCAAGAATTATGCTTTCTTTACTCGCTGTGAAGTTAGAAGAGATGAATGGATTGAGATTGGCCCTAGTGGAAATAAAATCCGTATTGGGCAAACTATCAAGGTTCGTAGTCTAAAGAATAAAACGGCACCTCCTCAACGAGTTGCTTACTTTGATTTTTACTTTGCTCCTGGCGGTGACTGCACTCCTGGCGAATATGACTTCGCTAAAGAAATTGCAGCCATGTCAGTAGTCCACGACATTGTAGAAAGAAAAGGTGGCTGGTACTACTACGGTGAGAGAAAATGGCAAGGAAACGAGTCCTTAATCGCCAGTATTAGAGAAGAAGTCGACCTAAAAGAAGAACTGTCTAAAAAGGTATTATCATTATGAGGTCTGAGGGACAAAAACAATCTCAAAAGCACGAAAAGCGTTTAGCCAAAAAAGTTGGTGGAACACGAACTGCTGCTTCTGGGGCATTCTGGTCAAGAAAGGGAGACGTTCGTTCTAAAGAACTTTTAATTGAGCATAAGTGGACTGGTAAAAAACAGGTCACTATCAAGTCCGAAGTTCTAAAGAAGATTACGAGAGAGGCAATACTAGATAGCCGAATACCCGTGCTCGGCTTACATTTAGATGGGGAGAACTACGTGGTTCTTCTTGAAGACGATTACTTGGAAATGAGAGAGACCGTTGAAAAGGAATCGTAAAGCATGGATGAACCGTCTTACACATGGCGGTATAAAGCAAAGTGTCGCGGAGAAGATACTGACACCTTTTACCCACCTCGTGATAAAGAAAAGTACACAATCATTGCAGATAGAGCAAAGACGTTTTGTTTTGGAGCCACAGGGAACAAGCCCTGTCCAGTTCGTTTAAATTGTCTGTGGGATGCTGTAGAAAGGGATGAGCCACATGGAATTTGGGGAGGCCTGTCTCATCGAGAAAGAAATGCTCTAATTCGCAAATGGAAAAAGAAGTACAAAAAAACTATGTCGTTAGAACAATACATTAAAGAACTAGAGGATTAAATGAACGCAGAGTTAAAGAGGTTTCTAGAGGCTAAGAAGACTAACCCTAGACTTGTAGGGGATGTTGAACGGCACTTGCTTTCTAGAGCACCCGAACCACGGTCTACTACCGTCTTACACCCTTCGGAGATGGTAAAAAAAGATTGGTGTTTACGAGCCTCTTACTTTGCATTAACTGGAGCGACTGTTAAAAAAGAAGCCCCAAACCTACGTTTGCAATCCATCTTTGATGAAGGCCATTTTATTCATCACAAATGGCAGACATGGTTTCGAGAAATGGGTGTATTGCACGGACAGTGGCACTGCATGGTTTGTAGCAAAGAGATGTTTGCTACCTCCCCAATTGTTTGTTTAAACTGTGGTGCTAAAAGTCTGTTCTTAACTTACAGTGAAGTCACTTTGGCTGACCCTGAAACAAGAATTCAAGGTCACACAGATGGCTGGATAAAAGGTATTGGCAACGATTGTTTAATTGAAATAAAATCAATTGGTGCAGGAACTCTACGCTTTGAAGCCCCTGACTTGTTAGCCAAGAACGAGGGAGATGTACAAAAAACGTGGCGGTCAATTAAGCGTCCGTTTAATACACATTTACTTCAAGGTCAAATTTACCTAGAACTTATGCGACGAATGCTACAGCCAGTAGACGAGATTGTTTTTCTTTACGAGTTAAAGGCTGACCAAGATTATATGGAATTTACTATAAAAGCCGACTTTGGCATGGTTGAGGAACTATTTGAAAAAGCAAAAATAGTCTGTGCTGCGGTTGAGGCTAAAGAACCTTTAGAGTGTAATATTGGTGGAAAGTTTGGTTGTAAGTCATGCCAACAATTTGGAGGAGAAAATGTCGCTTAAACTAGGGCAAGCAGCAAAACAAGCAGTCGAAGAATTATTAGACCAGGGGTTTATTATTTCACCAACACAATCTACTTACCCAGTCCCCCACCCAGACTTAACTATTTTAGACAGTGAAGAGTTAAGTAGATTATTTAGTCAGTTAACTGCTTGGACTAATTATGTTGCAACTCAATTAGCAGCAGCACAAATTGATGAACGTGCTGCAGAAAAATTGTTAGATACACAAACTGCAAAACGTATGATTTTACGGTCAAGTTCCACCGCTAAAACACCTGTCGCTGCTATGAAGGCTGACGTTGCAGGAAGTCCTGAGATTATAAAATTATCTGAGGAATTAGAAACACTGTATGCGTATAGGAAAATGATTGAGGTAATGTTCTTTAACTTAGAAAGAGACTCTGCTTTAATTTCTAGAGAACTAACTCGTAGAGCATCTGACTTTAGAGCCAACAGGCAGGACAAAGCCTCATGGTAGATGAAACAGTTTTATACGAGGCACAGCGTTTAATTACTAATGACCGTAATAAAGCCTACGACCACCCATTAGATAATTTTGCTCGTATTGCAAAGGGTTGGTCTGTAATTTTTAATAGCGAAGTAACTGAAGAACAAGTTGCTTTAGCAATGACGTGGGTAAAAATATGCCGAGAGGTTCATCAGCATAGTCGAGACAACATTGTTGATGGTGCTGGTTATTTAGGCACATTGCAGATGGTCATAGATGAGCGTGAACTGCGTGCCAACAAAAACGATTGACGGTGGGTTAACAAGAAAAACTGACGTTTACATTGGCATTGACCAGTCGTTAACGGGGTTTGCTTTAACAGCCCTATCCGAAGATAACCCCTTAGAGTTTTTTACGTGGGTATACAAATCTCCTTATTTTGGTATTGAAAGATTAGTAGATATTAAAGAGTGGCTTGAAGATACTTTAGATTACATTCAAGAACATGGTGCAGAGTTACTAGACGTATCTATAGAAGGAAGTGTGCTACAAAGTCCTGCTGCTCTTAAGTTAGGGGAGTTAGCAGCGATTGTTAAACTTGCTTTATACGAAAGAGAAAAGATATTTCCTTTACAAGTTTCTCCCATGACCCTAAAGAAGTTTGCTGCGGGTAAAGGAAACGCCAAAAAACAAGAGATGCTCCTACAGATGTACAAACGTTGGGGTGTTGAGTTTAATGATGACAACGCTGCCGACTCCTACGCCTTAGCCCGTCTAGTCTCAGGAAACGGGATAAACAAGGTAGAAACCGAGATTATCGAACAAATGTCTAATCCAAAGTACAGAGATGAACCACGTTTAGCCTGACTTTTAAGGGTTTCTTCTCTACCTTTATGAGTAGGTAGGGCACTACAAATCGAACTTAAAGGACTACTAATTGTGACTAAAGAACCAACCCCCGCTTCAGAAGAAGCGTTTTTACGTGTAAGTGCTGGAAGTAACCCTCAAAGCGTTGCTTCTGCGATTGCTCATGCTTTGTATTCAGGTGGGCAAGTAAAACTACGAGCCGTAGGTGCAGGAGCCGTTAATCAAGCGGTTAAAGCCCTAGCGATTGCTCGAGGCTATGTTGCTCCACGAGGATTGGATTTGACTTGTAAACCAGGGTTTACAACCATTGAGAGCCGTGACGGAGAAATTTCTGCAATTGTTTTTAGCATTGAAGCAAGGTAAAAAAAGGTATTATTAAGGTAAGCAAAGGAGTTTATATGTCAGATTATCGTCAGATGGGACAGGCTATGCGTCGTCGTGCAGGTGCATCAAGCAGCACACTAGGTGGTGCTGATAAAAAAGTTTCAGTTGAAGTTCCTGATGCAATTAGCGACATGCTAAATGCGTCAAGTGCTCGTCTGTCTGTGGGTGCAGTTCGTGGAAAGTTAATTCCTAAGAAGAACACACAAGCAGCAGACCCAACAGTTATGGGACCAAAAGCAAAGCGTGCTCCTATGCAAGCAGGTGCTGAAAAACTTGGACCAGCATGCAGAATCACTTCTTCATATTCTGTTACTTCTCCAGAAGCAGCATCAACCATGAGAAATGGTAGAATTGTTTCAAGCACAATGGGAACTCGAGCATCACTTACAGATTCCATTCACGACTCAAGAGCGTAACATGAGTTCGAATGCTCTATCTGCTGCACAAGGTGGAGAGATGCCAAAACCATATAGGTATTCTGGCTACACTGCTCCAAAAGGATTAGGCAGCGTAAACGCAACCACACAAAG